AGGCACGGCGAATGGCGGGCAACGGAGCCCAGCAAATCGCGGGCCGGGTTCCCCCTGTCGGAAATGTACAGCCCGTGGTCCAGCTTGCAGATCATGGTCACGGCATTTGTCGAGGCCAAGGGCAGGCCGGAACTGCTGAAAACGTGGGTCAATACCAGTCTCGGCGAGACATGGGAGGATGACGGCGAGGGGGTGGACGGCCTTGGGCTTGTCGCCCGGCGCGAGAAATACTTCGCACCCGTACCCATGGGCGCCTTGCTGCTGACTGCCGGGATCGACGTACAGCGCGACCGCATCGAGTTGGAGGTGGTCGGCTGGGGTGAGGGCGAAGAATCCTGGAACGTGGACTACCGGGTGATCCCTGGTGACCCGTCACGCCCGCAAGTGTGGCAGGCGCTGGATGACGCGCTCGGACAGACCTACCGCCACGAAACCGGCACAGAGCTGCACATCACCAGCGCGGTGATCGACTCCAGCGACCAGACCACGGCGGTGTATGCCTACGTCAAGCCGCGCCAGTCGCGCAGGATTTTTGCTGGCAAGGGTGTATCCGGCCCAGGTCGCCCGGTGGCCAAGGTGTCGCGCAGGGTATCCGGCAAGAAAACCCGGGACGTGGATCTGTACCAAATCGGTGTCGACGACGCGAAGGGGATCATCTACGCCAGGCTGCAGATTGAATTACCGGGGCCGGGGTATTGCCACTTCCCGGTAGATCGGGATGAGGAATATTTTGCACAGTTGACCGCCGAAAAACTGACGGTCAAGTATCACCGGGGCTTCCCGCGCAAGGAGTGGGTCAAGAGCCGCGCCCGCAATGAGGCGCTGGACTGCCGGGTGTATGCGTATGCCGCGCTGCGAATTTTGAACCCGGTTTGGTCTGCGATCAGCAAGCGGCTCGGGGGTGAGAAAGAAGCGCCGAAACCGCCAGAGCCGGAACTGCGCAGGACAACGCAGAAGCGCAGGCCGGTGCGTAAGGCGCGAAACTGGGCGACGGATATTTAGTCCTGACACGAATTACCAAACCCGCCGAGTGCGGGTTTTTTTATGGGCGCAAACATGCTGAACCAGTTTGACACAGCGAATTATCCCGACCAAGTACCCAGCGAATTAACCGCCGGCGCGCGGTGGGCGTGGACGCGCAGCGATATTACCGACGCCTACCCGACCATCGCCTACACGCTGCAGTTCCGGTTCACGGAACTGGCTTCGCCCTACACGCAGCAGACGATCACGGCGGGCAAGGTAACAAGCGCGCACGTTGTGGAGGTGGCAATTGCTGACACTGCCGGCGCATACCCGGCTGGCGATTACAACTGGCAGGCAATTGTCGTGCGGGACTCCGACGACGAGCAGGTGCTGGTCGACCAGGGCGTTGTCAAAATCCTGCCCGATGTTGCTACCGCTGGCGCCACCACGTCATGGGTATACCGCGTCCTGGCCGCGATCCGCGCGACGATTGAAGGCACGGCATCGAAAGAGCAGTCGGCGTACTCCATTGGCGGGCGCTCCCTGTCGCTGCGCTCTGTGGCCGAATTACTTGAACTGGAGAAAGACTTTGCACGGCGATGGCGCGACGAAAAGAACGCGATTGACCGCAATGCCGGGCGCACGTCCGGCAGTCGCGTGCTCGTGAAGATGAGCGCCTAAAATGGCCTTTTGGAATCGCAAGAAAACCCGCGACGTTCGCCGGTTTGCTGCTAACCCGCACACGAATCCGAAAGTGCGCAGTGCCGGATTTTTCAGTGCTGATGTCAATCGGTTGCTGAGTGGATGGGACACGCAGAGCAATGCCATAGATTACTACCTGCGGCAAGAGTTGACCGAGCTACGGGCGCGCTCGCGCAAGATGGTGCGGGCGAACCCCTACGGTAAGCGCTTTGTTGCCATGATCAAAAGCAACGTGGTCGGCCCGAATGGGATCAATATCCAGGCTCAGATCACCTACAAGAACAAGCTGGACACGGTAGCAAATGACGCCATCGAAAAGGCGTTCGACGATTGGGCGCAAAACCACAGCGACTATGCCGGCAAGTCTACATGGGAAGACCTGCAGAATATGGCCATCGCCTGCGCTGCGCAGGACGGCGAGTTCTTTTTTCGCAAGATGTGGACCGGAAAGTACGGGTATCAACTCAAGTGCATTGACCCCGAAATGCTGGATATCCGCAAGAACCACGCGACCGATACCGGCGAGATCCGCCTAGGCGTGGAGTACAACTCTGCTGGCAAGGTGTCGTTCTATCACTTTGTAAAGCCTCCGCGCGCGTCAATGTCCTACGCCGGGTATACCGGCGGGGAATCGTATGCGGTGCCCGCGAGCGAGATCATCCACGGCTTTATCAGTGAGTGGCCGGACCAGTCTCGCGGCGCGCCGTGGATGCACGCATCACTGGAGCGTAGCAAGCACCTCGAAAAGTACGACGAGGCCGCGATAGTCAAGGCGCGCTCCACTGCCGCAACGATGGCGGTGCTGAGTTCGCCCGCTGGTGACGATCCATACACGGGCGACGAGGACGGCGGCGACGGCGTGACGCTGGACCAATACGAGGCCGGGACCATCAAGGACATCGGCAATCGGACGATCACAAGCCTGGATTCCGACTACCCGCACCAGATGTACGCGGCGTTCGTGAAGTCACAACTGCAGGGCATAGCGTCCGGTTTGGGTATTTCTTACCACGCACTGGCCAACGATCTGGAGGGGGTGAATTACTCCTCCATTCGGGCGGGGGTGCTGGAAGATCGCGAGGTGTTCAAGGGCCTGCAGAACTGGTTCATCCGCTGCTTTATCCGCCCTGTGTATGAGGACTGGATTCTGTCGGCGCTGATCAAGAACGCAATCACTATCGGTGGCGTGCCGCTGAAGGGCAATCGAGACGCCTACATCACCGCGCACTACCAGCCCCGGCGCTGGTCATGGGTCGATCCCGCCAAGGATGGGCAAGCCAACAAGCTGGCCATTGATGAGCGATTGAAGTCCCGCTCTCAAATCATGCGCGAGCAGGGCGACGATCCCGAGTCGGTCTGGCGCGAAATCCAGCGCGACGAAGAACTGATGAAGCAGTACGGCATCCAGCCGATTACCCAAATGACAGGAGCACCCAGCGATGGATGATCTCGCACGAAAATCAATCGAAGCACCGCAGCAGCGGAGTTTCGGAATACAGCAGCGCGCCATCGACGAAGAGGCGCGCACCGTTGAAATTGCCTTCAGTTCCGAGGAACCTTACGAGCGGTATTTTGGAAGTGAGGTATTAAGCCACAACCCAGAAAGCGTTGATCTGAGCAGGCTGCTCAGCGGCGCGGCGGTTTTGGTCAATCACGACAGCGATGATCATGTTGGTGTCGTGGAATCTGCTCGAATCGACGCAGACAAAAAGGGACGGGCGGTGATTCGTTTCTCTAAGTCTGCGCGTGGGCAGGAGATATTCCAGGACGTACTGGACGGAATCCGTCAGCTCGTATCGGTTGCCTACATGGTCAACAAGTACGAAACAACGCAGCGCAAAGGACAGTCCGATTTGGTCACGGTGACCAAGTGGACTCCCTACGAGCTGACGCTGGCATCAATTCCAGCCGACATTACTGTCGGTGTCGGACGTTCTGCAGAAACCCCAAAACCCGAAGTAACAACCCATGTGAAGGAGTCTATTATGACTACTGAAGTTGAAGTAAAAACGGATGCCCCCGCATTCGATGCCAACGCGGAACGCACCAAAATCCGCACCGAAGAAGCCCGCCGACGCAGCATGATCGATGCTATCGCCGACCGGCACGACGTCGCCGAACTGGCGAAGCAAGCCGTATCCGAAGGGTGGGACGTTGCCACCATGAACGAGAAGGCCTTGGAAGTGGTCGGTGAGCGTAACAACGCTGCGCGCGCCAAGTCCAAGCACGACGGTAACGTGGACCTGTCGCCCAAAGACACCAAGCGTTTCTCCATGTTGCGCCTGATGGACGCCATCGCTCACCCGAACGACCGCGCATCACAGCAGCGCGCAGGCTTTGAGCTGGAAGTTTCAGCAGAAGCAGTTCGGGCGTTTGGTAGCGACTACAAGGTACGCGGCCAGTTTGTTCCTGAAAACCTGCTGGGCGGTCGTCGTGACCTGTCAGCCGGAACGGCGACGGACGGTGCGGAACTGGTAGCGGCAAACCTGCTGCCCGGTAGCTACATCGAGGTGCTGCGCAACACGATGGTAACGGCGAAGGCCGGGATCACCATGCTGTCGGGCCTTGTCGGTAATGTAGACATCCCGCGCCAGACTACTGGTGCTGCGTCTACCTGGGTCAGCGCTGAAGATGGCGATGCTACTGAAGGCGAAGCGCAGTTCGATCAGGTGTCGCTGACGCCCAAGGATCTGGCTTGCTATACCGAAGTCACGCGCCGCCTGTTGATGCAGTCCACGCCCTCTATTGAGGGTATCGTCATGCGCGATCTCGCAATCGCTCAGGCGCTGGGCATCGACCTGGCTGTGCTGTACGGCTCCGCAGCAAGCGGCCAGCCGCGCGGTATCAAGAACCAGACCGGCGTCAACACCAAGGATCTGACGGCAGCGGCCCCGACCTACGCGGAGATCATCGAGATCGTCAAGAAAGTTCTCGAAGACAACGCACTTGTGGGCAGCTGCAGCTGGATCATCTCGCCCGCAGGCTGGGAAGACCTGAGCACCACGCCGAAACAAGGCTCCGGTGTTGAGGGTAACTTCATCCTGGGCGATAGCGGTTTGATCGCCGGGTACAACTGGCAGGTGTCCAACCAGGTCACGGCGGAGGAATATTTCTTCGGCGACTTCTCACAAGTCTTGTTGGGCGAGTGGGGCGGCTTGGAAATCAACGTGGACCCCTACACCCAAAGCCTGAAAGGCCGAATCCGTTACATCACGTTTAAAACCGTTGATGTCGCGGTTCGCCAGCCGACAGCCTTCTGCTACAGCCACGACGGCATTTAATAGCGGTTAGGTCAACCCACCAGGAGGGGCTTCGGCCCCTCTATTTTTTGAGGAAATCGGCATGTCTATCAATCAAGTAAACGTAGTTGAGCTAGCGGCAATGGCTGTCAGGACTTCAACGCTCACTGCTACGGGCGTTGATGTCCGTGGATACAATTCACCGTGTCAGGTGATACTGCAAAGCTCTGCGGCCACAGCGGGAACCAACCCGACGCTGAACGTGAAACTGCAGCACTCTGACGCAATCGGCGGCACCTATGCTGACATTACCGGCGCGACATTTGCGCAGTTGACAGCGGCAGCGGACGTCACGCAGATGATCACGATCAAGCCGTCCGAAACCGGCGGGTTCATCCGTGTTGTCGGAACCATCGGCGGGACAGTCACTCCAACGTTTGGTTTTGGCGTGTCTATGGTTGGGCGCCTTGGTGCTGGCCGCAATTCGTCGCAAACGGTTTAACGCATGAAGATCATTATGCGTAAATCCACCGTGTGCGGGGGTGTTGCTGTTAAGCCTGGTGACGAGGTGGAGGCGTCTGTAAAAGATGCCTTTTACCTGATTTCGACAAAGGCGGCCGTCAAGGCGCCGGAAGGCGAGGTCGCAGAGGAAGCCCCGAAGCGCGGGCGCAAGAAGGCCCCGGAAAACCGCATGATCGGCGGCGAGGAACTGGAAAACCGTGGCATTGAGTGACGACATGACCAGCGACCTGTCGCGGGTATTCCTCACGGATTTTGCGGTGACGGTCACGGCGACGACCTGGGGCACCACGCCATCGGCGATCTTTGACCGCGATTATGTCGAGTACAGCGATATCTCCAGCGTGATGCCGTCGCTGCTGATGCGGGATGAGGACGTGTCCAGCGACTATGCCGAGGGCGACTTGTTCACGGTTGAGTGTGTCGATTACAAGCTGGTGGACAAGCAATACGCGGAGCCAGGCATGACGCGCATTGTGCTGGCGCTCGCGTGAATATCGAGTTCAAGAGCGACAACAAAAAGCTGTTGGCGCACCTGAAGGACTTGAAAGAAAAAGTGACCCCGGCTGCGGAGGCGAAAGCACTCAACAGCACGGCCAGTTACATCGTTCGCGGCGCGGTGAAGATCGCGCAGACGAAAACCGGCGTGCAGGCCGCGATCCTGCGCAAGCGGATTGCTGTCCCGCGCGGAAAGAAAGCGAGCGCGCGGACACTGAAAACGGTTGTATTCGGCGGGGTATGGGTTGTGCCGGTGGTAAAAATCAACCCGAAGCCGCGCAAGCTGGCCAGTGGCCGGGTGAAGTACAAGACTGTGCCGGGCGAAACAATGCGGGCGGATGCCTTCATCGGCAAAACAACGCAAGGAACCGAAAGGGTTTTCCACCGTAAAGGGACTTCAAGGCTACCCATAAAGAACATTACCGCAGACATAGGCCCGCACGTCAGGCGCGCAATCGAAGGCTACGGCGGCGGACAGGAATCGCAGAACTACTACAAGCAGCGGTTGTTTAAAGAGATGGATAGAGCAATTAGCGCCAGCCTGCGGGGCTATGGGATAAAAGTTAGATGACACACGCACGGCAGGTTATCCGCGACGAGATATGCGCGAGGCTGGCAGACATTGCCGACGTGACGGTGGTCAACTCCCGCGCCTACCCGATTGTCACGGTGCCGTCGATATCGGTTTACACGCTGACCGAATCGAGCGTATCCGAAAATGTGACGATCAACGCGCCGCGCCGGTACTCCAGAACGCTGGCGGTCAGCATCTCCATTGCCGTGCGAGAGATTGACCAGGGCGACGAGATGGCCGACGTGTACGCCGCGCAGGTGGAGCAACGAATGGCTGCCGACGTGACCCTGGGTGGGCTCGTGACGGATTCCACGCTGACACAGACCGACACCGAGATTGACGGCAGCACTGAAAAGCCGACGTACATCATGCGGATGGTTTATGAGATTTGGTACAGAACCACGGCAGACAACCCCGGCGCCGTGATCTGACGCGAAACACAACATAAGCCCGCTTAGGCGGGTTTTTTTATGCCTGAATTTTGGAGGGCAGCACATGGATTACATCAGTTTCTACGTTGACAAGAAGGGCGTGCGGTACGGCGTCGATCTGGCAACGGGAAAAAAGACGCGGCTATCTCAGGATGTCGCCGAACAAGACGAACAGGCCGCAGA